ACGCCTAATTTTCCAATCGTCGTATTGCTGTTTGGTAAGATTCAACGTACATTTGTTGAATTTACCAGTTAACACTGAGTAACGTATAACCATAGCGGTTCCGTCTGGAAAGAACGTAAGCCTTTCCGTTTCATCAGTAGACGGTTCAAACTTACCCATTAGTAGTTCCCTTCCGGTGGTACGAGATAGTTCTTCATATACATCTGCGGAATTGAAATTTGATGATCTCTCTGCCGCTGACGATACATTCTTTCTTCGTCATCTGACATAGTGCAGATTTCAATTATCGTCTGTGGCGCCTCAGGGGAAACTCTGATCTTCGCCAACTTGCAAATGTTTGAATTAATAGTAACTTGTGCAGATGGTGTTGGTAATGGCTTAAGCTGTGGATATTGCGGTGCTGGTGGTGGAATTCTTTTTCCTTGCAGATCGTAATAAGGCTGATCTGGGTAACATTTGTGCTCGAAGTCACACATCTCTGCTTGCGCGCTACTAGATATGAGCAGCGCCACTATGATTAGGCTACGTTTCACGTTTAGTCTCCTCACTGCATAGTTTTAGAACAAGATCATTTAACTCGTCAACAGTAGTGACTTCCTTTACAGGATGCCATTTAGTGGTAGTCTTGTAAGGACCGGAATGGACATCTTCATCCTTGTAGGATACTTCGACGTTCCATCCGTGCTTTATTGGAGTAGCTCTTACTATTCCGAGAAGTGAATAGTAATGTGATGGCATGTGCTATCCTTTCACTTTTACGTGTCTGCTGATAACTTCGCCTTCGCCTCGCCAGAATGGCTGCACTACCCAATGTTTGTCGCCACGTCTGTTAAGATATGACCCAACCATATGGATGCGTGGACTCTTCCTGGTATATCCAAGAGGCATACCTTGTTGGTGCATACGAGTTTCTTCATTTATATACATGCTAACAATGGTATGGTCTAGTTTTTGAGGTTTGTCCATCCGCCTGCGTATTTTATTGAGCGGAGACATATCAATTTCTTCCAAATTTACAATTTTCTTGGAAGATGTCAACAGTAACAAGCAAGACCAAACCATAATGTATTCGCCATAAACGTCCGCATAGAAATTGGCTACGCGTTGGTCATCGTTACCATACGGCGATCCTGGAACAGGAATTTTCAGAAACTTCTGTCCCCATTCGGACGGTTGATGGTAAGATGTATCCCAGATACTAAGGAGCGCCTCCAGTTGGATTTTGTTGTCCTTCCAGATATGCGCTAGGTTAGCATCCAAAAAACTTTTCACAAAGCTCGGGCTTACCAATTTGCTATAGTTGAAATCCAAATCAAAGAACGCAGATATTGGACCAACATTCGGAGGCTCACCTTTCTTAATAAAGTGATTACTCCAGACCCAAGTTACCTGACCTTTTCTACCAGACTCATCTGTCTCTAGCAGAAAGCCCAAACGAGTTGGTAATGGGCGCTCAGGATACTCGTAAGAGTCGATTGAGAACGTCTGTCTCAATTTTTCTCTGCCGCTCTCTGGCCATTCTACCCACAGGTTAGTGTATGGAATGGTAAGGTGTGCCATGGCTTCTCTAAGCACCTTGGGGCGCCCCAGAGTAAGTTCCACAGCCGTTCTGATTGCGTTCTCGTCAAACAAGAAACGTGGGCATCCTTTCAGTTTCTCTTCCAATTCTGGAAAGATTCTGACAACAGGATGTTGCATCAACTTTCGTTTCTTCGCTTGATGAACTGTTTCTACGATGTGATCCATAAGGTACATGACATTTTAAATCCTAGTTTGGGGCTAAATTGCCTAAAAGGGCCGCTCCACTCTTGTGGGGAGTGGAGCAGCAAGTCTACCTCTGGCCCATAGGAACCGGGGGGCGATTCTAAGTGACCAGAGGGTTCGCTAAATTGATAAAAATGCCATCCGAACGGGGGGCTGTGGATGGCTAGTATTTGGCGGCTGGCGCTGTTACCGCGCCTTAACTCATTTGCACATGAGCATTAGAATAATGATCACGAGCAAAAAGACAATGAAGCCATGCATTACGGATGCCCTACATGCGGCCATGCTGCTAAAACCAGTATGCCGATGAAAAACAACACAAGCATGACGATGAACTTGCCGAACGCTCGCGCCAATCTAGGCGAAAGTGCCATAAGAATGAGAAACAAGAGGATTGTTTGCATTTTATGGCTCGTCAATTGGCTCATCGTGCCAATAGTTTGGGTCAGTAAGAACGTCTGGTCGATAATGCGAGAGCTTCTCATCTCTGCACTTCTCACAAACATAGCAAAGAAAGATACCACGAGCATCTTTTTCTGCGTGGCGCTCCAGACCAGAGCCGCAATGGCACGGCTTTAACGGAGGATGGTCTTTAAAGTTTGCCATTTTTCATCCTCGTCAACAAAGACACCGCATCTTCCATAGCGGTTTTTCTCTCAACAGTAGGCTGATTGCCATATTCCTCTGTGAGAAGAGCCACATAGATACGCATGGCGCTCGTAAGAATTTGATATTCGTTACGGGGTACTGATATGTATTTTAGTGCATCAATTTTAGGCATTTTGTTCTCCTGGTTAAAGAAACCGCTCCCATCCTCCCAAATGGGAGCGGCCTACGCTTACGCTACTTCAGGCTGATCGCCTTCACCTTTACGGATTGGATCCGCTTCGGGTTCTTTGGGTTCAGACGGACCTTCCTCCTTTGGAGCAGGAGTATCAGCCTTTACGCTCAACTCTTCATCTTTATGCTCTTCTGGGTCACCCATACGTGCTACCTCCTTGGCATTTCTGACCTCGTCAGGTGCTGCCTAACAGCACGACTTGGAACGCCTTGTGGCGTCCCAAGTTTCGGTCTTAGACTGGATTTGGACCAGTTTTCTTCTTAGCAGCAATTAGCCTTCTGAGAGCATTCACATCGTCTGTCAATTGCTGCACGCTCTTTTCTGTATGATTTAATGCTCTCTTCTCTATATGAGTTTCTGGGAGAACTTCTTGATCTACTCCCAAAACTGCTCTTCTATTATTGATGGCTCGTTTATTCCTTTCTTTACCATCTTCTCTATTGCAATATGCCATATAAAGTTGATCACCTTTATCGTTTTTATCTACCACAAAATAGACACCATGTATCGGATAGTGCGGTCCAGTTAGATAAATTCTGGCCTCCCATTCCGTTTTAGGAACTGGATAATTTGCATAATGCCATCCCGAATTATATGGCACAACAAGAACGTCCCAATCGAGAAAATATGGGCGTAATAATTTGAATGCTACTGTTATATCTGTATTCAACTGTGCGTAAAAATTAGGATCTTTAAGTTTATCAATCGCATATTGATCAGTTCGTGCTCTCCAAATCGCAATATAGTCCAATTCTATATCTCTGATATTTGGATGAACATTACCTTTATTCTGTTGCATGATGCACATTGATGCAACTTCCCTAGTGAACGGAGAATAATTATACATGATCTTGCTACCTTTCTACGCTTAGTGGATGTTATCATCCGGGTTGATGACTGTGAGCCTTTCTATATCTGGTAGAATTTCTTGGTTCTTCAGAAGTCTAGCACATTCCAAGAAAAATTCCCCTACATCACCAAGTGTCCTTGGTAACGTAACACGTCTTTCAAAAGTGCTGATTTTATCAGCATGATGCATTATTTCTTCTAATTTCATTTTCTCCTTTTCTAGTCTTGAGCAGAAATCTCGCACAAATTGACTTAAATCAGGTCCTGCATCTGATTTAAACCTGTCCTTCCAAATTGGAGGAAGTTCTGAGTTTTGTATAAAATCGTCGTGAGCAGCAACCTTTTCTTGGCGCTGCTTTTGAGCTTCTTTTTCTGAGGACCGCACCTTATCCCTAACTTGATCATACAGATTTTTCTCAACTGTACGAACCTTGGTTATGGTAGGTTCCTCGCCTTTTTCAGTAGCTGCCCGTATTGTTTGTTCAACAACACCTGGGAACTCTCGCTCAACTACTGCTGATTTACGATATTTAGACATATCTTGATGTTTGATACCCATCTCGTTTTGAGTAGGTAATTTCGGATGATCCGAAAGGTGCGCGGACTGCGCGCCTTCTTTTTTCTCTTTTTCCGAAGTACGATGTGGCGGTGAATATATTCCAGTTGCCACACCGTTGTCATATTCTTGAGCCAAAAGGATCTCTGCTCTGCGCCTCATAAATATGACATCTTGTTCACACTGATAACATATTTTAATTATGTCATCATATGCTTCTTTAAATCGCGGATTTCTGGTCTGTTCTTTCTTGGCTGTTTTAATTGCAGCCTTATTCATATCATTGACAAGCGATAGCTTGTTGATAGTCTCTAAGAACTCAGCAGGTTCTTTTGCTTTATCCAAATCTTTACCGATCTTCTCTATCATAGTCGGTAAATTATGATTTGGATGTTCTATTTTGAGAAGAATTATATCTCTTGCCATTTTTGCTACCTCCTTTTCTGATCTCGTCAGGTTGCGCCACACGCAACGACTGGGAATCGCACTCCCAGTTTCGATCTATTGGTCGACTTCAGAAACAAATGCTTTCTCGTAAGTCATATCAATATGCTTACAATGCCCGTGATGTGTAAATCCTGGGCAATTGCAACTGTCAATGATGGTAGAAAGGACAACTTCATACGATTCCTTTCCATCCTTAAGAATGACATAACAATCGCCAAAAACGCGGTCTCCTCGATATTCATCGAGGAGCTTCTTCCCGTTTGGTTTGACTTCGTACTCTGCCATTTCTTGCTCCTCTGTATTGACTCTTCACAACGCGAGTCGCCGTAACGCTAGGTGGAACCTTATCGTTGAAGTCTTTCAAAAAATCGTAACGAAAATCTCCACTTAGCTTTTTAACCATCTGCTCCAGATAAACGTCTACTCTGGATTTCCATAGATCAAATGCTTCTTCCTGTTCGGTCATTTACTCCCTTTCCCAGAACATAACCTTGCGTTTATGCTCCAAATAGCGGACTCGTTTTGATAGCAGATAATTGGCAACGGTATTGGCGAAGCCTCCAAGACCTAGAACCAAAATGCAGGCGGAGTGAAAATCTAATATGTTCATTTTAAATCCCCTGGTCCTTCTTGTGGACCTTCATGTGCTGCATTAAATGACCAGCGCACACAATTTTCTTGCACTTGGGGCAATACGCGACCACACGACGCTTGATTTTGAAATAACCGCGCGGAACGATCATAACCTGCACATTACCAATAACCCTAGAATCGAAATGATCAGGAGGAATTGGACCATTCGGTGGTAGATCGAACAGCTTGAGAATGTGATCAGAACGCATCTGCCATTTACGTTCTGGGTTTCCGTATGTAGAATCAGTATAGTGAAGATTGTCGTGGATTTCCATTTTTACTCTCCTGGTTAGTGGCCTTAAATGACCTAAAAGAGTGGGGCCGAAGCCCCACTAAGTTCAATAAATTTTCTTAGTCGATCGGTGGGTGGTTGTAATTCTCCATAATGAGCATTTCTGCTCGCGTTGGAGTGCAGGTGCAACGCTCGTTCTCACACGCACGCTTATACTCAGCTTGGTGAGCTGCTCGATATTCGTCAATTTTCTGTTGCCTTGTCTTGGGTCTCTCGATTGGAGTAATGGTGTCCCCTTCAAACGCAGATTTTGGATCTACTTTCGTCATGCTACCTACTCCTTTTCTGATCTCGTCAGGCGGCGAGTAACGCCGCGACTATGGAACGCTTTTGGTGCGCCCCATAGTTTCGATCTATTTCCAATCTGAGGCGCCATCCTTTAGGGCTTCCAGAAATGTTCTAACTCTGAACAACTGGTAGTTTGTATCGCGAATTTGACGCTCAGTTCTCTCGAATCCCTCCAATAGATTTTGAAGAGAAACTTTAGAAATTTCATGCGGATCTTCTGACTTGTCTTGCTCCAATGGAAACAAGGCAACGAAAGATGAAATTGTTTTGTCTTTGTCAATTGCTTCGACTTTTTCTTGGAACTGTCGAAGCATGACAGATAATAAAAATAGCTCTTCAATGGTAATGATGTGATTACCCATTTCGGCTCCTTCTGAACATTAAACCCATTCGGATTTTTGTTTGTTTTTCCACATATTCTTTAATTTCGTCAGACAATTTGTCTCTGGCAGCAAAATCATTACTGCCTTCTTCATAAATATTGTCCATCTTAGCTGCACCCCAAGGAGCCCAGTTAAGATTTGGTCGTTCTTTAACTACTGGAGAACTAATTGTTGCCATACCGTCTACTTCACTGGTAACAGTTGCAGTCGGCACGGATTCATTTATAAAATTGTCGATCAATATTTTTAGTTCTTCCTCCGTTTCAGCCTCGAATGAAACATTCGTGCAGAGATTTCTGAGAAACCTTACATGATAAGTTTTCATATCGACTCCGATGCACCAAACTCGATGGCATTAGAGCATGAAGCGCACATTTTGATGTGCTTCAACAAGCGCACCTTCTTTTGGCAACGCGAGCACTTCTTCGCCACACTCTGCTTTACGATGTGGACGTAGAAAGCTTCTTCATCTGGCTCCTCTACACAGTAGAAGCCATAATTATCCTCATATAATGTTGTATTTTGGATAGCCATTTTCGTAGTCCTGGTTTGGGTAACTGACCTCGTCAGGCGTTGCATTACAACGCGACAGCCAATCGCACTGGCTGTTTCGGTCTATTTGCCAGGGTATTTTTTAGCTACCCACGCCTCACATTCTTCTTTAGCATTGGGGTTCGCACAATCATCTATGGTGCGCCACTCTCCTGAACCGCTCTTGTAAATGGCACGCTCAGGAGCGCCGTCCTCGATGGCTCTTTCAATTTCTCCGTCGATATAATATTGAAAAGAACCAAGTCGCATACCCCAAGCGCAGATGTATGGGTACTTGGCGCGATTTTCTATTTGCTTGTCCATTACCCATACCTCCAGTCGCCTGCACCGCAGTATGATTCATAATCGCCGTTCTCACGAGCGGCAAGGCGGCGGTCTTCAGCATTTTGCTGAAGCTCCTCGATACGTGTTGCTTTCACAACACGCTTTCCAGAACAAGCAGCGCACGTAATATCATATACGCCGCTCATATAATCTTCTCTGAAGTCTGGGTCTTCATCGAAGTCCTCTCTAGTCAATCCGTTCGAATCAATGTTCGGATTGACAGTCTTGCCTTCGCCATCGCAGACTGGGCATACGATCCAGGGATCAGCCGGCATTTTTACCTCCCAACGGAACAACATTGGAGAGCGCCCTTGCATGGAGTGCTGTCTCAATGGTAGTGGCTGCTTGTATGAGCACCTTAGCTCGCTCATCAAGCTCTAACGCCTTCTTGGGAACTGGAGGTTTATTCTCCAGAACCCAGTCGATGCCCTTAGCTTTGCCACGTGCTACTGCGGCAAGTTCTTGGGCCTGAACTATCTCTAGTTCTATGGTAATGATTGGCATTTGCTACCTCATTCGTAGTTTGAGAGGCGATCAGAATCAGCCTCTTGTGTGGAACGCTCCGCAGCTTCACCGCGCAATCTACCTTCGTGATAGAGCGAAAGAGTGAAGAGCACAATCTTCTCTTCAATCTGTGCCTTACGCTCAACTGGGAGCGTAGCGATCTCTGGTATGAGATCTGTCAGTTGCGCCACACTCTCTGTGAGTATGGAGACAACACTGAGCTGTCCATAAGACTTATCAGTGGTAAAATCCCGCGAATACATCGCGAGCAACTCCTCATCTTCTATCTGTGCCATTTTAGTTCTCCTGGTTACTGACCTCGTCAGCTAGCGACTTACGCTAGGACTGGAACGCCCTTTGTGGCGCACCAGTTTCGGTCTAATGTTGAGTCATTATGCCTAATTTTATTTTATGACCATCTATATCTAATTGGTATGGTAAATTTCTTTGTTCAAATATTTTCTTCATATTAACTGCTATTCTTAATGCCATAGCAGGTGTCATATTTCTTTGGATTTTAACTTTATGCTCTGGAGTATCAATATAGGAGCATATATCTGGGAAATCCACGCGCCCAGCTTTGTCTATGCTAATCCAATCGTCGTTAATAGGATGGTTATACTCATCGTATCTATTCTTGTATCTGAATAGATACGTGTATCCGAGAGCAATGAGGTTGTCATGTACTTCCTGGTTAAACATCTTCGTCATTTTTCTTCTCCTGTTTGGTGAATTGCATAGGTGCAACTGAGACTTTCTGTCTTTTGCTGCGATTGGCATGTCCAGTTGCTGCGCTGACAAACAATCGCTGTAGTGGCGGCATTTTTGGCTGTTTCCTGAAAATGCTCCTATCTTTCAGTTTACGCTCTGACATAACCCTTACTCCTCACTTTTACGCTTGTTGTTGTAATCAGCAAACGTAGTTCCTATCACCGTTTTCCCTTCTATCTGATCACCTTTCGCTATTTTAGACTCAGATAGAGGATAATACCGCTTTCCAGGCGGATTATTCTTCACATATTTTATAACTTTCTTACCAGATCTTTTTAATATTTTTACATCTCTTCTCCAAATATCGTAATTCTGATTAATCTTTACTTCTTCAAGCGGTTTTTCGTCCCGTTCCTTCAATTCTTTATTCGGATCAATTCGATATGTCATCCGCTTCGGAGTAATGTCCATATTTTTATGTGCAGATCTCACACTATCTAACGGATTTGCCTTCATATGCCTTATCAGTGCGCGTTTTTTACTAGACATCATACTTTTCCTTGCTAGAAATAACTCCAGCGAACACAGCACCCTTCTCAGGGCGCTGTGCTCTGTGTTGTTATCTCAGGCGGATATTTCCGTCCGCCGAAACGACGCAAATGGCCGGTTTTTCTCCCTGGTGCTTATTGCCCTTCGGGGAGAGACTGCCTAACCATCTACTTAACCGCTCGGCGCGTCATTTTGCCGGGTTTGTTTCGCTCTTCGCCAAGTCTCAGGCTGCGCCGCGGTTTCCTCCGCGGAAAGAAAACCGTAGCACGTCCCGGAAAAGAAAGCAAGGGGAACAAAAGCAGAACTTTAAGGGAACAAAAGGGGAAAATACCATGATTATCACTGACCCATGAAGCTTCAACTATTGAATGAAATGATTTCATCAGCCATTATTCAGCCAATGATTGATGATGAATGATCCAAAAGCACCTATTTTGAGGCGCACCCATATTTCTGGAGCTCACTGTAACGCTGTAACTTTGTTACGTAGTGCTAGGCATACCTTTTCCACATTTCTTCAAAGTCGTCCTTGAGCCAATATCTAACTGGCTCGCCTTTTTCTGGCCTTTCGACTCTGCTGTATATCTGGAAATCACGTAATGTGTCTCCAACTTTTCTTTTTGTTATTTTCTGGCCGTCATAGTCTACTTCGTGCTCACCTTCCTTATCCTCAAGCAGCTTCTCGAACATGCGCTTCACAGAGATCTTGCTGACTTTAGCTCTGTTGAACACTCTTTGTGTATCACGAAGCACTAGCTCTTTGACATCTGGATTAACGCTCTCGTAAACGAATTTGAGAGCCACCTCTCTTGCTATTCCGCCTCTCCCAAAAGAGTCTCCAATAGCTACAAGAGATCTCCATTTGTCTGCGTCACGTCCTACTAACTGGGGTGGCATTTGCGGATTAGGATCAAGAACTACTTGATCAGCCCAATTATAGAAGTGTGGCGCAAAGTGCTGCTCTTTTGCTGAGAATCTCTCCATTGCCTTATCTGAGCGATGGAGTCTTATAACTACTGACCGAGTCATAAGAGTTGCTGGCAATCTACCAATACCAGCAAGCGCAAGAGGAGCGAAAACTGGATAGGATATAACTTCACCGTCCTTTCCAGTTCTTATAACACTACCACCCAGTCTGTCTCCTTCATTTAAGACAGACTTCATGCCTCTTGATATTGACATGTTATCTACTTCATCTAGCAGCATTGTATGATTACTAGCCAGACGGAATAGAGCGGCTTCAGTTGGATCTATTACTCGTTTAGGATTCCAAGCCATTGCAGCTAGTATCTCCAAAACTGTACTCTTGCCACAGTTAGGAACTGGGCTCAGAATAGCTAATCTGGGAGTCTTGCTATAGGTGGAATACACATGGGTATGTAGCGCCCATAGAGCGAGTCCAACTATGTAGTGGGCTGGCGCATCAATATGTTTAGCTATGGTGCCAGCAGTGTACTCAAGAAGATTTGTTTTGGGATCTTCCTGATTTGAGCCATTGTTTATTAGCGATGTTAGTGACATGATTGTTATCCCTGTGTGATGGTTGATCTATTCGACACAGAGTTACATGTCACAGTGTCCAGTCTTTACAATGACAAACAGCTCTAGGTGGTGGATCTAACCGCCTAGAGCCTAGTATAGCACAGATTTTATGGTGATGCAAGTCATACTATAATGATGACTATGAGATGAATCAACCAGCCAGTGATTGATTATATTGTGTCAGAAATAAACGAGCGGGATCGACTACGTTACTACGTAACAGCGTAACGAATGATGGATCAGACTGCTTTCACCACTCGATCTTTATGTTCCAACTCAGCAATCTTCTTTTCCAGCTCAGACAATGGCATTTCAGCAATGTTTTCATCTTCTGACTTAGTGATGAGAGTGGTGCTATCACCCCATTTGCCAGGTCGCCCAGCTTTCAAATGCCTGAAGCGCACCTCAACTCTGAGCTTCGCTCGCGCAATGACCTCAGCATCTTGAACTCTAATGGTCTTCCCAGATTTCTGTATTTCTTTCATATCACGTGCTGCATCATCAGCAATTGAAATCACTTCCTCTTCAAATATAGTCAATCTATCTGCAATAGCCATATTGTATAATGCTTGAAAATCAGCTTCAGATTTGAGCCATGCTGAACAGCGGCGCACGGTTGGCATATGACTATCGCGACATATATTGATCAATAACTCACCAGCACTGATCCTCTCACAAATCTCTGTCGCCAATTCTTCTGTGTATTCAATCTTATCCTTGATTTTCAATTGCTCTTTATACAATTCACGAGCAATAGCGTCAGCTTTCTCCTTATTGGAGCGCTCAATTGCAGCGTCCATTTTCTGTCGTTTTTTGAGGCGCTCATAGTCCTCTTCCCACATGACAGTGGGTTCTGGATCTATGTCATGTATTGGATTAGTCATTCTCAGCCTCCATGGTGCCGCTTTCAAGGCGCCTCAATTTCTCTTCCAGCAATTTCCGCTTCCGCCTACTAATCATTGACCTATAATGTACCAAATTGAATGAGTGCTTCTGCTCAGATATCACCTTTGTAATAGCCCTAATGAGAGCAGTCCGCCCCTGATTAAGAAGGCGTTCTTGTTCAATCACTTTGGATAGCTCTTCTTCCTGATCTTGAGTCTCAGTACGGCCTTGAATCCATGCATTCCGCCAGATCCTTGTGGCGCGCTGTCTGGCTGTCTCGGGTGAATCTTCGGACATATCAATATTATATATGAGAATTGCGGCGAAATTAAGGCTGATAATCAACATAATTTTTCTGTATTGCGAATTTGCTTGCGTCGTTTACGGTTTTGCGCTATTCTGTACGTTCCCGGTAGCAGGAGGTGGTGATGTCAGATTTAGATGTGAGCAAATTCATCTTTAACTGTGCTGAATGTGGCACAGAATTCATTAAAGTTCAACCCATGCAGAAATTCTGCTCAGATTTGTGCCGTGGGCGCCACTATTGGAAGGGTAAGAAAGCCAAAAGAGAGGCTGAGAAGCCCAAGAAGCGTGACCTATTCGCAGCATAATAATGGGAGGTAGCAATGCCAGATATCATCTTCAAATCACAAAAAGAAGCTATGGAATGGATGAATGAGCGTTACGCCACTGTTATTATCAAAGGCAAAGAATGTGTTATTGATATGAAGCATAATAAAATAATAACAAAAGATGATTTGAGAGAAAAACTTAAGAATGTGAAAGTTAATATAACCAATAACTAATCA